TCTAGCCATGCGTTCATGTTGCTCCCTTACATATCCACAGCTTTTGTGGATGCATAAAGTATGACCTAGATCAAGGACAGGCGGTTAATTACTTTCGGCGTGTTTTATAACGATTAGATAACGCCAAGATCCTCAAGTTCATCGATATGAGTATCAATCGTGCGCTCGATATAGTCTGTTTCACGCCCCATAAGACTTTCCAAGAGCTGTAAAACTTCCATCTTTGTTTATTGGGATCATCTGCACATTCATATTCTTGCCATCCCAGTCCATAATGACGATGCCCATTTGCCAGTTAGCCAAGCCCTTTGTATAAGATGCTTTTGCTCTGTTCATAAGGTTGCCTGTTTCAACCCCGTAAAGGGGTCTGTAAGCCCCGTAGAGCCCCTCTGAATAGGCTGACATACCTAGTCTATGGGTATGACCACAAACCACGCTCTTACCAGCCTTCTTGGCTAGATTAAGGGCAGTCTGTCCAGCGTTGGGATTCATGTTGCCTTCATCCCCATGAGCCAAGATCCAGCCCTTTTCAAATTCAAAGAATGTTTTGTGGAATGTAATGCCCATAGATTCAAAATCCATAAACTTGGCATACTGCAATTCGGGAAGTGAGATCATTCCCGGAACTTTTAATAAAGTGTTATATAGGCGATCAGTATGATTGCTGCGGATAATATGAGCCTCTCGGCTGTGCTCTGTGAGAGCCCAAAGGATCTCTTGAGTAGCTGTGCGGTCATCATCCAAAGTTTGTTGATAAGCCAAAGGTGTTTTCTCAGCCCAACGGCTAATGGTTTGAAAGTCGATCTCATCGCCAACGCATAGAACGCTGTCAAATCTTTCACGCTTTGCCAATTTGATAACATTCTTGACGGCTGTTTCATGATGGTATGGAATTTGCAAATCACTTATTACTAAGTATCGCTTAATCGTCATCCTCATCGTCAGTTGGATCTATGGAAGGAATGATCCCGCCATCTCCTACGATCCAATCAGGGAAAGTCTTATGCTCGGTCATTAACCAGAATGCGTGCTCTGGAGTAAATCCTGCTTTACGAGCTGCTTTATAACATTCATGCAATGCGGTGTAATGCTGATCTATCTTTGTTAATGGTTCAGGAGATTGGCGAACGATACGCTTATTGATCTTTTTGCGTTTGATAGGTTTGCGTGTGTTCGCCATAAATAAAATTATCGCTTACTGATTAAGACAAAGAGATCATCGACACGCTGTTCCAATCGATTTATCTGATCCTTAATTGATGAGCCTCCGTTTGGTTTTAACTCATTCAAATAGGATTTAATAACCCAGCGCAGACCCACTAACAAACTTGTTGATATGGCGGATACGCCAACGGCGATACCAACCCATTCGTTTGCGGTCATTTGGCATTGATTCCATAATCAGCTTCTTTACCGGACTTTGGATCTAATGCTTTTGCGATAGGTGCAACTAATGCTCCAGCAAGTATTGCAAACTCTGGACGAATATCAGCAACGATCGCTAATAGGACAGTTATACCGGAAGCAGCCACAGCTCTTAAATATGATTTAATTGCAGCCTTGTGTTTATTAGATAGTTTCATGCGTTGCCTCCTAGTAGTGGGATGTTAAAGAACTCTCCTGATTGTTTTGGATGGAATGAAATATGTATATGTTTGGTGTGAGGGTTGATGCCCTTGTATTTACGCCAACGCCAGTTCAATAGTTTGCTGGCAATATGATGATTGTGAATTACATATTTGATTCGCTTATCTGTTTTGCCAGCAATTCGGATTTGATCGGCAAGGTAGGCAGATATGCCTTCGGCTTGTCCTAGATCAGCTGTAATGTCAATTGCACAAACCTCACCCGAAGGCAAGGCGTTGTGATCCGATTTTACTTTTTGATGCCTAGCGTCTGAAATCCAACCATCCGATTTCCTAGACCTATCGGCAAAACTGTCATCGATCTGCTCACGCAGTTGAACAGCTGCTTTAGATAGGTAGGGTTTCATCGGCACAATTCCTCAAGATTATGCTGAGGGTTTGCCTAGTGTTAAGCCCTCTGGAATTGGTTGGCTGTATTCCCATTTGGCAATATAAGCACCAAGACCATCTGAATCATCTTGCAAGGTTATGAATTTATCAAAATCTTTCTTTTGATCCAATTCAGGATAATTATCAATAATTAATTCATATAATGACATTTTAGCTCCTTATCCAAACGCCTGAAAATTGAGTGTATTCAGTTCCAAAATAAATCCCTCTTGTACCAGCATTGTCGGCTCTTGCAAATAACTCAACATAATCACTTGAGCCATTCAAATAAACTAAAGTTGCGCCACCTACTTCAGGAGCTGCGTAATTTCCTGACATATCCAGCAATCTTGCATATTCTGTTCCATTTTTATATATTGCAACTAAACATCTTCCGATTGCGGAATTATCAAATCCTAAATTAGCATTTAACTGATAATAACCAGCCGTAGTTGGAGTAAAGCGATAATTTGTTGTACTATCAAATGCACTTGCAGTGTCAAAGTTTTCAGAATTTAATTGAACTTTTGTCCAAGTAGTTTGACTTATAGATTGTGCAGTAGATGATCGGTACGCACTAAATGCTGGACCACTACTACCGGCAGAGGGAGTTGCAAATTTCAATCCTGTTGCCTCTGAACTGTCAGCCGTCAAAACTTGCCCATTTGTGCCTACTGCAAGGCGTGCAAATGTATCTGCGCCAGTTCCAACAATTAAATCACCTTTAGCATCAATTGTTGTTGCAACTGTGTTTGTAATAACTGGAATTGGTCCAGTTCCCGATGCAACAGAAATTCCTGTTCCTGCTTGCACCTCTGTAATATCTCCAACAGTTGGTGTTGCCCATGATGGTACGCCTGCTGCAACTGTTAATACTTGTCCAGATGTGCCAACTGCCAATCTTGTGTTGGTGTTTGCTGTTGCTGATCGATATTCAATATCACCAAGCGTTGTAGATGGATTTAAGGCTTTTGTTGTTGTATCAACAGATGAACCGAGCGTGCGAATAGCAGCTGCGCCATCCTTAACCAAATCAGTATCGTTTGGCGTTGTCCATCCATAATTCGTAGTTGTTGCCATATTATGCTACTGCTCCAATCGCATTTTCCCATGTTAGTATAGCGGATAAAGTGTTCCATGCCTCTGAGGCTGATACTTGTTCCCAAGCAAGTGCTACTTGAGAAAATTCAATCGGGCTCAAATTTATGGTTAAGAATAATTCGTTGAATCTAGTGCTCCAACGCCAACCTTCAACATAACCCTCAAATTGTTGAGTTGGGGCTATTTGAACAGGCAAGTCTGTAATTCGCATTGGCTGACCCACAAAGATTTGAAGCAAAGCATCTCGGTCAGCATCATCAATTGCTGAGTTAGTCAATGGGAATGTAATGCTGTCAAATAAAGCCCTTGGATAGGATCTCAGGGAAATAAAGCGATCAGCCACAGCTTGTGCATCAGTAGCATCATGCAAGACTGTATTTAAGGTTTCACCTCGATAACCAAAGGTTGCAATGCTAGTCAGGTCAATTGCAGTTTTCTTTGATCCATAGTTGTTGCCGTAATTAATAACAATCTCGTTTCTAACATCTGCGCCCCTAGTCAAAACCTTTAATCCTGCACCAATAGCGGTATTTGCTGAAATCTCTGTGTATCCATTATTCGCAAGATAATTTTGTCTGTGAGTTGTGTCAGCGTAGGAGATGCGACCTTCATTATCCTCATACAAAACACCAAGTGCGCTGTTAGCAATAAGGCTTGCGATGTTGTAAGTAGTGTCAGGATCAGCCGTTCGGTTTTCAAGTTCATAAACACCAGGGCGATCAATTTCGCCAAGTCCTACATTTTCAGCATTTGCCCAAGTAGTTGTTGGATCATATCCAGACCAAGTTTCAGCTGCCGGTACTTCATTCCAATTGTTTAAGAATAATTCTGAAAGCAATTCATAGATTTGATCGCCGTCATCATCTCGAGCCAAAGTGCCTTCATAGATTATCTTTGGAAGTTTAGCCAATGAACCTAGAGCAAGGATGGTATAAGTAAAGGTTTCAGCAATACTGCTTGCGGTTGCAACCTCAGTTGTGATGTCTGTGATGTTGCCACCAAACAAAGTTCGATAGGTGTCTGTGCTGTCTTTAACTTGTAGCGTTATACCATCATTGACTTGTAAATTATAGTTTTCATTATTTAACGCAACCAATTCAATTTGAATATAAGATGGATTGGGTTGTGAGTAAATATCCTCACGACCAGCCTGATGGGCAATGTCAGATATTGCAACATTTGTGTATTCCACCGCATTGATTGTAAGTTTCCAATCAGGAGTAAATACAGTCATTATCCGCCCTTGATGCCGTTGTTATACAGCTGTGGAACTGATCTTGATGCGCTGTTATTTAATACCTTTGCAACGGCTCTAGCAGCACCTTCAGAATCTACCGCTTGAACTGAAACATTGTTAATGACAGTTGGATTTCCTGCACCATAGGTAAAATTAGAACTTGGAACAGTTTGTCCAAGCATTGCACCAGTTTTTGATGGATTTGGAATGTATCCAATGTCTGCTCCGGGCTTAATCAAATTTACAACTCTAATGGCTTGATTTGCAAACTCAACCAATAACCCAATTGCTTCCCTTACAAATGTAATAAATCCTGAAATTATTCCAGCCACCGCAGCAATTGCTTTGCCAAATGATTCAGCCCCCTTTTGGCTTTGTGCTAAAGAATTGCTCAATCCTTGATCTCCAGTTAAGCCAGCAATAAACGCATTGAGAGTTGGGATACCGGTGTTGTTTAAGAAACCAATAAATCGTTCAATCTGCGGTAATAAAGCAACTCCAAGAGATTCTTTTGCTTCATCAAATCCTACTTTTAACCGATCAATCTTTCCTTGAAATGTTTCAGCATTTGCAGCTGCTGCTCCACCATAAAGATCTGAAAGTTTTTGTTGAACCTCGGTGAATGAAAGTGTAGCTAATTCGCTCTTTGATAATCCAAGACCTAATCTGCCAAGAGCTGTAGTGTTGCCGTCCTGAGCACGACCCAAAGCATTTGCAACAGTTTCTAATTCGAGCCCACGACCTTTTGCAATATCTAAAGAAAGGTTTAATAATCTTTGGGCTTCATTAACATCTTTTGTGGATACGGCTAAGCGTTGAAATGCTGGTCTTAGTTGATCGTCAGCAACACCGGTTGCAAGTGAGGTCTTAAGGATATATGCCTCAGTAGCCTTTATCTGGTCATCAGTTGCCCCTGTGGCGGTCTTTAATGCAGCAGCCAACCTTAATTGTGCTTGTTCATCCTCTATCGCAGCCTTGACCCCATCAATGGCTAATTTAGTGCCATAGGCAACGGCAGCAGCAGCAGCGACCGCAAATGCAGCAGCAGCCTTTTTGCCAAACTCTGAAATTTTACTTGAATTACTTTCGACAGCATTATCAGCTTCGCCTAATTTCTTTTTAAGATCATCAACATCAGCAAGGATGGATAACTTAAGTGTGCGATTACCGGTTGCCATTAGACCCATTCCTTAATGATGCGATCAAAACTTGCTTCCCATTTGTTAATCAATTCAGGCTGAATTCTGCGAAGGGTTGGATAGATAAACCATCCCCGACTACCTCTGCCTTGCCGTCCCGAATATGTAGGGAACTGCTTGAACTTATTTGAACCAAACTCAACACCACCCCATAGGGTTTGCGTAGTAGCACCACCTGAAAACTTTTGTCTTGCGAAGCCATAACGGAACTCACCGATTTTGCTTGACTTAGAAATGCTAACGCCGTCTGCGACTCTTTCCGCAACCTTGCCAGCCTTTGTTCTAGTCCTAGCTGCCTGTTTAATTTCCTCTGATGCAAAATACGCCAAAGCAGCAGATTGAGTTCTTGCTTCCTCTGTTGCTTGGTCATCCATGAGTTTGAACGCTTTGTAAATATCACGCAAATCGTTTTTATTGTATGCGATAGTTTCACTTGCCATACCTCGCCTCCAATACTTCGATCGCTGTTAATATGTCATCCGCATCAACCCATTCACTCATTGGTATATGAGTTGCAATTGCTAACTCAACCAATAATCTGCTTAGGCTTCCTGCTTTGTGGCTTTTGGGTCTGCATCACCGACTATTACATCGGCTACTGTTTCCATCCAAATATCCATTGGTTTGATTGGCTTGCTTCCGGCAATCTCACGCTTATAAGCATGATAAGCCAGAAACATAAGATCCCAAATACCCAGCTTCTCGGATGCTTGTCCAATGACATTTCCTGTCTGCTTTTCCCATTTCGCCCACTCAGGCGGTTGGGCAATATAAGTTGCTTGCTCGCCTGAGCTGTATTCAATTGTAATTGGTAGTTTCATTTTGCTCCCGTTGCTAGTTTTTAACTAAAGGTTTCTACTACTGCGCCCTTAGATACTGTGAATGTGAATGATACTGTCTGAGCATCAACACCTGAACCACCTGCGGTTGGAAACTCTGGCTTTACTGGAAACACGAATTGTGCTCCTGATGCAGCTGTAAGTGTCATGCTGATGTCTGTATCTGGTGCGCTTTCAGCAGCAGCCCATAGAGCCTCGCAAACTGAACTTGTCTTGCCCCAGTCAGCCAACATATCTAATTGGAATGTTCCTGAAATGTTTGTTGTCTTGTAAGCCTCTCCATCCATAGTCTGATAAACCTGTCGTTCATTGACTTTGGTTAGAACTGCATTTGTCGCTTGTGCTTGAATATCTGTTCCACCTGTGAAAGATAAACCAACATCACGACCGGTAATTACGACTGTTGCCATGATTTCTCCTTATACTGTTTGTGTGTAGTAGGTAGATACTCGAACATCTGCGATTAGCAGCGTTGATGCACCAACTTGTGAAACTGTCGGTCTTTCAACCGAGCTGACAATGTATCCAACTGGAATGACTGCCAGAACACTTATGATTAATTGCTCGATATTGTCGAGCGATGCTGGGTTGCTGTTATATGCAACTGCAACTGATATTGTAAAATTGATCTTGGCTCTGATATTAGTTTTGCTAATTGTTTCAAATTCTAGGTATGGAGAATCAGGCACAACAACCACAGCTGGTGGAATAACTGTTTCAGGCACATAACCATAAACATTTCCAGCCACTCCTGCTAAAGCAGTTGCTAAAGGTGTGCGGATCTGTTGGAGAATTGTTTCGTTAGGCATTTATTGACACATGCTTTCAGGATCAATATATGATCCCAACAAACCAACGCACTTATTGAAAAGTGATCGACCCATTCTAAAAGGTGTTGCTGTAAAATCTACTCCTTCGATTTGTCCTCCACCGGCAAGTCTTGCTTGAAAAACTTCGACTGAAACTGTATAGACGGCTGATTGAACAGCTGCATTTCCAACATAAGTTGATCCGCCAGAAAGGGCAGCAACTCCGGATGGGATGACATTAGCCTCGAGTATGTCGGCATTAGTGATCGATTGCGAAAAGGTATATTGTCCAAGATTATCTGCCAGCACAGCTCTTGTTCCGTTGTAAGGGCTTCCGCATCCTGTGATGACAACTGATTGTCCTTCGGTAAATTCATGAATTCCTAGTGTGGTAAATGTAGCAACATTGGCTGACAATGAAGTCGCTTGAATTGGACTTTTGAATGTTGTGAGCATTGGCAGAATAACTGTTTCTGCTGTGTCAATAATTTGGTTTAGATAAGTGTCGTCATATAAGGCAGATGACACACCAAG